GTATAGATAAAGTAAGAGACAATCTCTTGCCATTACTAAAAAATGCAATACTATGAGTAAATGGTCATACCAAGGACAAGACTTTGAAAGCTCCATGATTCCAGAAGGAGCAGAGGGTTTTGTGTATGAAATGCAGGCTGTAATAGATGGTAAACTTGTAAGGTATATTGGAAAGAAGAACTTTTATTCTGTAACAAAGAAGAGATTTGGCAAGAAAGCCCTGTCTTCTATGCAAGATAAAAGAGCTAAGAAATATACTATGCAAAAGAAACTTACCTATCTAGACTATTATAGTAGCAATACTGTGCTGAAAAATGCACATAAATCCGGGATAGAAGTTAGAAGATACATACTCAAGATATGTTTCTCTAAAATAGAACTTACTTATTATGAGACCAAGTTTCAGTTTGTTAGAGGAGTATTAGAGAGTGATGAATTTTTAAATGGTAATATCCTAGGCAGGTTTTACAAATTTAAATAATTATGACAGAACAAGAATTAACACAAACCTTGATCCAGTTAGCGGATCTGGGGGTTACTGGTATTAGAATAAATTATGAAGGTGGAGGAGATAGTGGTTGTATAGAAGATATATTTTATACAGACAAAGAAGGTGTTTCACTTGGAGAAGTTCAGAATTTACCTTGGGATTCTAAGAATCTAAAAGAATTAAATAATGAACTTGCAATAAACATAGAAAATTTTGTTACAGATACAATTCTTGATACCATAGAAGATTGGTGGAACAATGAGGGTGGCAGTGGTACAATGTCTATATTAGTTCCTTCCGGGGAATATAATGTAGAAAATAACATCAGAAGAATTGATTATGATGAGTTTTTTCATGAAGGTAATTTATTTAGAAAAACAGAAGACTAATGTCGCATCCTTGGGAACATGCAAAATCCTCTGCTAGAAAGTGGGGAGGTAAACCAGAAGAATACATGGTATATCATGAATGGTTTGATGAAACAAAAGCTTGGATAGGACATTCTAAACATAGAATGTTTAGACACCACAGTGAAGGTATATTTGAGATGGAAAGCATCTTTGGAGTAAGTTTTGTAAATAGTGATAACAGAGTTGTATACACAAGATATGTTGGTGAGCAACATGTTAAAGAAGATTGCAATGGTTATATTCCAAGTGCTAAAGAGTGGGTTGATAATATAAATACACCTACAGAGTGGATGATTAAAACTTTAAAGATTGAGGACTGATGGAAGAAGAAAAAGTATTTACCCTTAAAGAATATCTACAAGTTATAGATAATGCATATGCTACAGGTAAAGCAAAAGTATCTGTAGAAGAAAAAGAAGAGATGATTAATCATATAAAAACATCTGCAAAAAATTGGGCAAAAATAGTTAGCAATAAAATTGAAGACTGATGATTTTAACAAAAGATGAAGTAAGGAATCTGATTGGAATGCTGAGATCTCCAGACAAAGACAATAGACTTGTAGCTTTTAAGATAATAGAAGATCTAAATCTTAAAGAATATGTTGGAGAGATAATGGTAATGTATAAATATGGTGAGTATAACTTGAGTAGTTGGGAACAAGACTGTAAACCTGCACATGAGTTTATAGTAGAGAGAATTGAGAAGTTCAATGGATATTGGGAAAGTAAACTAATCTCCGGAGAAATACTTGCACTAATGACAGCAAATAAATCTAGTAAACAATCAATAGAATTATTCTTAGAATATTTTATTAGAGACATGACTAAGATATTAGATGCTATGGGATATCCCACGGATAAATTTGAGTTAGATATAAAACTAAAACAAGATGGACAAACAACAGAGTCTTAGTAAAATTAGTAAAGAGTTGATGTTGAAAGAGCCCTATTATGGGTTCTTTCTTATTATGCTCAACAAAGTATGGAGAAAAGATCTTCCTACTGCAGGTGTTAGTAAGAATGGTATCAACTTTCAGTTGGCTATCAATGAAGAATTCTGGACAGGCCTCAGTGAGATGCATCAAATGGGATTACTAAAGCATGAATTACTTCATATTGCTTTTGGTCATCTTACAAGTTTTAAGTCTTTTAAGAATCATAGACTTGCAAACATAGCAATGGACATGGAAATCAACCAGTATATAGATAAAGACTGGTTGCCCAAGGGTGGAATAGATATAGATGACTATGAAGATTTAAATCTTGATAGGAAAGCTGGTTGTAGATATTACTATGACAAGCTGAATCAGTTTCAAGAAGAGAAGGATAAGAATGGTAGTTGTGGTAATGAGGATATGGATAAGTTACTTGACCAAGTAGCTAATGGAGAAGGACCAGACCACAGTACATGGGGAGAGTTTGAAGATCTTAGTGAAGCTGAGCAAAAGTTAATAGAGAAACAATTACAGAAAGTTTTATCTGATGCTAAAGAACAAACTGTTAAGAAGCGCGGGAATATTCCAGGTGAGATAGAAGGAGTAATTATTGTTGAGCAAATAGTACCACCTAAGTTTGACTGGCGTGGATATATTAGAAGATTTACTGGAATTAGTACAAAGGTATTTACTAAGAAAATCCGTAGAAAAGAAAACAGAAGGTATGAAGACAATCCAGGTCTGAAGATTAAAATGAGACAGCATATGTTGTTGGCTATTGATACTTCAGGTTCTGTGAGTAATACTGAGCTACAAGAATTCATGGGTGAGATTCACCATATTTACAAAGCAGGTGTAGATGTAACTATAATGCAGTGTGATACTAGCATTAGGTCTATTGAAGCCTACAAAGGTAAGAATGAAATAAATGTAGTAGGAAGAGGAGGAACAGAGTTTGATCCTGTCTTGGATTATTATAATGCTAACCAAAAGAAATATACTAGCCTGGTGTATTTTACTGACGGTGAGTGTTATACATCTGTAGTACCAAAAGGTAATGTCCTTTGGGTATTGTCAGAAAGATCAAGTATGAATGATAGTTTACCAGGTAGAGTTATTAAATTAGAATTATAAAAAGAAAAAAAATTATGAACACAGTACAATTAAACGTAGAAGAGTTAAAAGGATTTATCCGTCACATGGTTAAGAATAACCAGCATATTCAAGCTGAAGGCAAAGTGCCTGTTGCAATTAACATAGAGGGTGATGCCGGTCTTGGTAAGACTTCTGCTATTATGCAGTTGGGTAAAGAACTTAATATGGATGTAGTAAAATTGAATCTATCTCAGATAGAAGAACTAGGTGACCTTGTTGGTTTTCCTGTGAAAGAATTCTTAGTAAGAAATGTAGAAGGTAAAGAAAGATGGATAACTGAAGCTCAGGTTCCAGCAGCTCTTAGTGCTAAGTATACTGTTGTAGATAAGAGAATGGCTCATGCTGCTCCTGAGTGGATTCAAGGTAAAGGTGAGGGTGGCTTCTTGGTATTGGATGATTATACTCGTGCAGACCATAGATTTATGCAAGCTACTATGGAGATCTTAGATAGACAAGAATATGTTTCTTGGAAGTTACCTAAGAACTGGCATGTTATCTTGACTACTAATCCAGACAATGGTGACTATAATGTTACTAGCTTAGATGTTGCTCAGAAGACTAGATTTATTTCTGTAGAGATGAAGTATGATTCTGATGTATGGGCTAAGTGGGCAGAGAAAGCAGGGATAGATGGTAGATGTATTAACTTTATGTTGATGCACCCTGAGCTTGTAACTCAAAGAGTTAATCCAAGATCTATTACTACATTCTTTAATGCTATTAGTTCTATTCCTAAGTTTGAAGATGATCTACCTCTAATCCAAATGATTGGTGAAGGTTCTGTAGGAGCAGACTTTAGTTCTATGTTTACTATGTTTATCAATAATAAACTAGATAAGTTAATCTCTCCTGAAGATATCTTGACTAAAGATAAAGATTATGTAATGGGAGCTCTGACAAATGCAGTTGGTAAAGGTGATGATTTTAGAGCAGATATCTCTAGTATTATTGCAACACGGGTAATTAACTATTCACTTGTTCAAGCTGATAAAGGTGCAGTTGCTCCAACAGTAATTGACAGATTAGCAGTTCTAACTACTGAATGTGATGCATTTACAAATGACCTTAGATATTATATGGTCAAAGAGATAGTAAATGGAAACAAAGTTAAGTTTGCTAAACTCATGCAGAATACGAATGTGGTGAAGATGGCTATCCAGTAAAAACAAAGGTGGGCAGTTCCCTTTTTATCAAACATTAAACTAATAAAAAACTAAGATGGGGGAAGGTAATACTTCCCCTAATCTTTATAAATTAAACTATGGAAAAATTTGTTCATATTGAATTGACCAATGGGTCAGACCACAGTATTGTGCGTGGATTAGATGTAAATATTATAGGAGGTTTAGGAGATTCATTTGGTACTTTTGTAAATTCAAAGGGATATGTTCCTACTAAAGGAGACACAATATATCTATTGCCGGGAGTTAATATTCCAAGAATGAAACTAAAAGACCTTGCATTAAATCTTGGTATTAGAGTAGTAAGAGATCCAGAAAAAGCTACTGTTGTGTTCAGTGGTAAGAGTAGTGTGGGTAAACTAACTACATCTACTTGGTATTATTTTGCAGATGCAAACACTATTCTAGAGAATGTGAAGAAGCTTTGCAAAGATAATTATTACATTGATAAATTAGAGACAGCAATTTCTAGTACAGGTGTTAAGGAAGTTTGTTCAGGTTGGTCAGACATGAGAAATACCCTTTGTAATGGAAGTATAGATATTTATGAAAGTAGATATTTTTATGGTATTGAGCCAGAATATCTTGACACATACAATGCTATCCAAGGTAAACCAATCTATTGTGAGTCAGAGTTACTTACTAATATCAATGGTGATGATTCTACAGTTATAGACTATGATGTTTACAAACAGTTAAAAAGTATGTTTGAAAGCTCTGATGAGGACAATCACATCCTAGCTATGGAAATTATGGCTAACTCTCATTATGAGAAAAGTGTGTTGTACTTACTAATGCTTATAGCTGATTATAGTGGTATAATATCTAATACACATACTAGAAATCATGTGAACTTTAAGTCAATGCTTGCTTATTTTAATTGGGTTCCAAGACAAGTATGTCACCAGGATTCTGAAGATATAATCAAGATAATAGATGGAAAAGGTCTATTAACTCTAGATATGATCAAAATATTATATAAAGAGTATACTGGTGATATTCATAGAAACATTGCTTATGATCAGGTCTTTGAAATCAAAGAAGTTACTATTAAACAAGACTATCTTGACAAACTTAATTTAACATCTCTTAACTTAATTAATCCTGAAGAACTTGAGGCCACAGATACAGTAGATGAAATAGTTACTGATGAACTCATAGAAACTGCAATAACTAATATTAAGAGAGATGAACTTAAGTCAGAGTTAATAGCAATAGAAGAAGAATTAGCTAAGGAAGATTTGGCCCCAGTTAAGGAAGAAGAACAATCAAATAACAATCAAATAGAAGAAACAAATGGAGATGACTTTGAATGGTTCTGAGGAACTAGAAAAATTCTATAAAGAAAAGTTTTACTTTAGCTACTCTAGTATTAGTAAACTTCTTTATTCTCCGGTAGCTTTTTATAATCATTATGTGCTCAACAAAAGAGAAGATAGTGTTGGCCCTCACCTGGTAGCAGGTAGGGTCATACACTGCCTCTTGTTTGAAGAGGATAAGTATGATGATTATTTTACAAGCATGCCGGGAAAACTACCAACAGATAGTCAGAAAAAGATTATTGATAATATTTTCAGGACACACTTGTCAATAGAAAATAATTCTCTATCTTTGGAAGACTACTCACAGGATATACTTACAGAGCTACTCACAGCTAATCTTTATCAAAATCTTACTGATGATAAAAAAGATAAATCCATAACAGGAGATTCAAAAAGACTTGAAAAGATACTCACAGAAGAAAACAAACAATACTTTAATTTTCTTAAAGAAGCCCGAAACAAAACTGTAGTTGATCAACCTACTCTAGATGGCTGTAGAGCAAGTGTTGAAGTACTTAAGTCTAACAAAGACATAAGACAATTACTACAATTTGATAGGGCTGAAACAGATGACCACATAGAGGTGTACAGTGAGTTGCCAGTACAAGTTGACGTGGATTATCTACCTTATGGTTTTAAGGGTATAATAGATAACCTTGTGATAGATAGAGAATCTAAAACAATATTTATTAATGACCTTAAGACTACAGGTAAATCTCTTGTGGATTTTCCTGAGTCAGTACAGTATTACAAGTATTGGGTTCAGGCTGTGGTATATGAGAAACTTGTATTCCACAAGTTCCTAAAAGATTTACCCGATCTGGCTGAGTGGCAGTTGTACTTTACATTTATTGTAATAGACAAATACAACCAAGCTTATCCATTTCAAGTCTCAGCTGAGACAATGGCTGTATGGCAGCAGGATTTTGATGAAGTAACTGATATGGCTAAATATCATTATGAAAGCAAAGACTTTACACTGCCATATGATTTAATTATGGGTAATGTAAAATTGTAAATTTTATGGCTTTAAGTTCTATTTATGTAAAATACTTTCAGAAATCCAAGGTGTTTTTATATCCGCTCTTGGAAATTAAAAGAGGTAGTAGTGTAACTCCTAAAGAAACTTATATAAGTTGGAATAAACACTATGCCTCTGAGGATATGAAATTAATATGTGTTTATGATAGAAGGAAAGATGATGAATACAAACAATTTGAAAAAAATATTTTACTAAAACATAACAGACTTGTTGATTATGTAATTATAGATTCAGAAATTGTTTTTGTATTTGATTTCTCTGATTTAAAAGAAGATTGGGCACATTTTATAAACGGCAAATACAGCCAATTTAATATGGATTTAAAGCACAAAATTCTTAACTTTTTTGAAAAGTACAGTGGTAACTATGTATATATGCAAAGCTATTTAATGCCTGAAAAATATTTTGATAATTATGCAGAACTTTTAAATGTTGATGTAGAAGTAATCAAAAGTGTGGGGGAGCTATGCAATTTTCCAAATATTGAAAAAGAAACTTTAATATTGGATGTTGTAGATTTGGACAATATTGGTGAAAATTTAATAACTTTGACAAAACCTTCAGAAAATGAGTGAAAAAACAATGATGCTGGTTAAATCCAGCTGGCAAGAAAGCCAAACTTTTAGAATGATTCCTCTTACAGAATCATGCCCCTATGTAGAATGTATCTTTGATCCAGGTACAAATGTATTTGTTATTATCTCTAAAACTACTAAGCAGAGTTTACACATGCTTCCTAAGTTAGATGAGTATGGACAAACAATTACCGGAACAAAAGGTACTAAACAAGACAGACATAAGATTGAAGTATTTCAAGAATTTTATGTTGAAGATTTAGAAGCTGTAGAAAATATAATTCATTTCTTTTGTGTCAATGCTGATACATTTGATTATGCATCTTTTCTTACTGCTGAGAAAAAGTAATTTAGGTCACTATGGGGTGGCTTAGGTTGCCCCATTTTTTATACGGGGAAACAGCTTAACTGAATTAATATGAGGCAACACTATGTAATGGACTATGAAACTTTGTGCCTATGTAATGGACTATGAAACTTTGTGCAATTGTTTCATAGCAGTCTTTGAAGGAGTAAAATCTGAAGAACAAGAAATCTTTACTATTCATGAATCTAAGAATGATATTCTAGAACTAATTACATTTCTAGAAAGAAACATTGCTTATGATGAATGGCATGTAAGTTTCAATGGTCTTGGATTTGACAGCCAAATTACCGAGCACATTTTAAGAAATAAAGAACAACTACTTGAGCAACCTGGCGGTACAATTGCCAAGTTTATTTATAATAAAGCTCAAGATGTTATCAATAGAAGTAACAATGGTGAGTTTCAGGAGTATTCTCCTAGAGACTTAAGCATCAGACAACTTGATGTATTCAAACTAAACCATTGGGACAACAATGCTAAGAGATCTAGTCTAAAGTGGATACAGTATACCATGGACTGGCATAACATTATTGATATGCCTATTCATCATACTACTGAAGTTACAGCAGTACAGATACCTGAGATAATCAGATATTGTATTAATGATGTTCAGTCCACTAA